GATAGCGTTAACAGTATTAACAAAGTCTAGAAGCTATATATATCAAGGGTTCTATTGTTAATAACAATATCTACAATCTAACTACAAACTAACAATGACTGCCAGCATAGGACACTAAAAAAGAAAGAGGATTATTTTAATCCTCTTTCCCTGATTATTTCTTCCTACTGACTAGAATCGTCAAGCAACTATGTGAAATGGTACAATTGTAGCAATGCCCCCGGTACTAACGGGGGACTAACCACATTACCTGAACAAGAGGCCAATATGGCTATTGAAATAGTATCACAGAATGATTGTCTTGTCGTTGATTCTCGTTTGATTGCTGGTGAGTTGGGGATTGAACACCGCGCCTTGCGTCAAACCATAGAAAAATACATTGACGAGATTCAAGAGTTTGGAGTTGTCGCATTTCAAATGTCGAAACCCCTAGAAGGCTCTAGCGGCGGTCGTCCTGAGCGTTACTGCTACCTGAATGAAGAGCAAGCAACTTTTTTGATGACACTGTCTCGAAATACTTCGCAGGTCATTGCTTGTAAGCGCAACTTAGTCAAGGCATTTAGTCAAGCAAAGCAACTTATCAAAGAAGTAATCCCCGCTCAAAGTGGACGTATTCGAGAATTAGAACTTGAGTTAGAACTGACAAAAGCCAAAACCTATTATATGGATCGGCGTGACGCAATTCGATTAATACATGGTGCTGAGGTTTTAGCCTTGTTAGATGGCCGTCCAGATATTGTGATCGAGAAGGTTGAAAAAGTCACCGAGACAATTATCTGTAAAAACGGACGAAACGTGAGTTTTGAGGGTCGTTCTACTGCTGAGTTAGGGAAAGAACTAGGATTCAAGTCTGGAAGAGAGTTAGAGCGTTGGTTAGAGAAGAATGGACACTCTCATTTAGTGTGTCAGGGGTTGCGAGTTAATCAAGCATCCTATGTCCCCACCGAAAACCTCAAGGAAGTTAAGCAGCTTTTTTCTAAGGCTAGAAACCGTCAACTGTTAATTGGGGAATAAAGTTAAAAGTGCCAGTTCACAGACCGGCACTTTTAATGTTAGCTATTCTGACAACACTCTTGAGTATCAGTCATCGGGTAAACTTCTAATCAATTCCCGGACTACATCGGTTATTGACCGCTTCCGGGTTTTACAGTAGTTTTTTAGCTTTTTCTCTTCTGATTCTGATGTACGGACGTTAAGAGGATAATAATTTTTACTTGACATTTCTAGTAAGCTTATGGTAGATTTACGTTAGTCAAATATAGTTTAGCACCTTTTTCTACTATAAGTTATGTTTAATCCCCGATCTAATTATGTTAAATTTACCGCTTGGACTAACTTAGATAGTTGCAATATATCGCAAGAAAGATTACTTACAAAAGAGATTTTGATCGCAATTACTTCTGAATTAGCCAAAAAATCTGGTAAATTTAACGATACTAGCTATTGCTCTGTTTTAGTTGCCCCAGAAATTTTTGAAAAATTTCTTATTACTAATACAGGATCAAATTATACGGTTCAGACTGTTGATGTACTAAGGCTATTAGAATGCTGGGAAGCTATAGGGTTTTCTTTTTATATTGATACGCACCCATAAATGTTTAGAGTGTGGATGTACTTTACCCAGAGATGTGGCCGCCGCAATCAACATCTTAGGGAAAGCAGACTTCGTAAGAAGCTACCCGGCTTGTACCGGGGAAGTTAAGCCTCTGAAGGATTTCGATAAGGAATCAGCGCAGGAGGAATTACTTGACAAGTCCAGCCGATTGTTACTTGGCGAAGAAACCCTCGAAACCTTACTGGTTTTGACCTCCGAGCCAGTGACACCCAAGAAAAAAACAAGGAAAAGGTCGATCCACTCGCAACCCGCGCAAACAGTCAACGCAGGCTATACGCAGCTTACACTCTGGGAGACTGGGTAACAATCGGCTTGACTTGTTAAGTAGATTGCAAGAAAGCAGTGGCTACCTAAGTTTATAGATTCTTTACGAGTAACAATCGGCTTGACTTGTTAAGTAGATTGCAAGTCGACATAGATGCAGCCTATCCCGACTTAACCCCAAGTAACAATCGGCTTGACTTGTTAAGTAGATTGCAAGACAGGGTAAAGGCTATTTATCGCTTAATCATGGTATTTTGTAACAATCGGCTGGACTTGTTAAGTAGATTGCAAGAGTGTTATATTTGTCCATAATAAGTAAAATATTTTGTAACAATCGGCTTGACTTGTTAAGTAGATTGCAAGAACATCTATACTCACTCCCGTCTCGATTACGGGGGGTAACAATCGGCTTGACTTGTTAAGTAGATTGCAAGGAAACAAATACAAGACAAGGCAAGGCAAACTAAGGCAAGAAAACAAAACAAAACTTTAAAACCATGCTACAAATTATCTCAGGATATAAATTAGAGGGATTATCGATTGCATCCATCGGGATGTGTCAATCTCTAGAAGCAATCGATGCTCTAGTATCTGACTTCGTAAATAGAAGCGACTACCCAGTAATCTCTAATGTTTTGGATTTTTTCAGTTACTGGCAATTAGAGGAAACAAAACTATGCCAACTTCTAAAACACTGGCGACTTAGCAATACATTAATTAGATTAGTATTTTGGGTAATTGAAAAAGACCTGCTTAGTGGACTATTTCTTTTTTACCAATTACTAAAAGGATACAGCAAAGAAGCTAGAATACACACAACTTCAATAGAACTCGTTGATTTTCTGCTAGAATACTGGCCAAGCAATCAGATTACTGTGATTAAAAAATCAAAAGTATTTAATAAAGACCTTGCTCAAAGAATCAGAAATCGAGGGCTAAATATATTAAGATAAACCTACACCTAAAAGAAGGCACTATGATCATGGAAAAATACACTTTGACTAAAATAGAACAGGATGGAAGTGCTAAAACTTTCATCTATGAACCAAGTGACACAGAACCCACTAAAAAAGAACTTAAGGATAAATTAATAGAAATCTTGATGATACTTAAAACACTGACGGCAGAAAAGATAAATTTAATTTATTTTCTTATCAAAACTATAGACAAATAACTTTAATTGTGGTAAAGTAATATAAAACACCTAAAAAGATTAAACTAATAAGACATGAAAAAGACTAAACAAATAAACTATTACCTTTTGATTGCTATCATGAGTTTTAATACTTGTATAATTTTCGGTATTAGATTCATTCATTTACATTTAACAGAAACAGAATTGCTTTTTAAATTTTGGTATGTTTGGCTTTTTTGTGTAACTAGCATAGTAATAACTTTAAAATCTATTAAAGGTCAAAAATGAAAATAAAACCGATAGCCTTAATCTTGAATTTGTTTTTAATTTTTGTGTGGGGATTTATGTTAATCACCAAAGGGTTGTTTTACACTTTGTCTCTTGGTTTTTATATTTATGTTTGTAACAAACTTTATAAACCTATCGACAGCTATTTACCTATTATTTGGACTACCCTTAGAGAAGATGTTCCTTTTGGATGGTATAATTTTTTTGAGAATTTTCGTCTTTGGCGAAAATTAATAGCTGAAAAAAATATAAAATTGATAAATTTTTGGAAAGATTCCTTTTGGTGTGATCTTAATTTTTACAGAGAATAAATCTAATACAGTTAATCTGTAACGAATTATTAAACTTTCCTAATATCTTGATAGCAACCAATAGGCCTTTTATGTTTCCATTTAATTCTTGTCATTCTTGCTCTATTCAAGACAGTGAGTCAGTAAAACCTGTTGAAAGCTATCCTCAACAAAATCAAGGACTTCTCAACGATATTAATAAAAACCGTCAAACTCAAAAAGGATTAGAAGGTTATTTACAAGCCTTTTTAGATATTTGGAATCGAGAATTAGAACCTGATGGTGAATTCAGTTGGCAGATTATTCGTTTTCAGTTTAAAGAAACAAAAAGTTTTATGTTAGCTGTTGTTTTCTCCGTACAAGAGTACGGAGAAAACCCTCAACCCGTTTTTGAATTAGAACAAAAGCAAAAATTAGAAGCTATTAATCAACTAATAAAACAGAAAAATGATTTAGCTTGTTTAGTTTCTAATACAGAAATTATCATTATCAAGCGCAATGAACAAAGACTTTGGACTTGTAGCATGGCGCGTAAAGACGCAGGAGAAGCAATGCTTCAACTTCTTAATTTGCAAGAATCTCAAAAGAATCAAGAAAATCAAAAACCAATATGATTGACAAGCATTAAGAATTATAGTAAGATAAATTTAAACAAGGATTGGTGGCCGAGTAGTCGAAGGCGACAGACTGTAAATCTGTAGAGTAATTCCACGCTAGTGCAAATCTAGCCCAATCCACTTAGAATAGAGAAAATACTATCTTTTAAAAAGCCGTGGCTAATTTTCTCATTCCCGTAGCAATAGGGATCGGAGCTAACCTATTATTATCTCTATTTGCTCCTAAACCCCCTACCCAACAAAAAGGAAAAATTGAGGATACTGGTGTTCCCGATGCTGAATACGGCAGAAGCCTATCCTATCCTTTTGGAAGGGTGAGGAAAGAAGGGCTAACTATGATGTGGGGGATTCCTCTTAAGGAAGTCGTCACGTCCGAAAGACAAGGCGGAAAAGGTGGTGGTGGTGGGCAAACTACCGAAGTTTACACTTATTTTCTGACAGCCGCTTATCTAATTGCTAGAAAAATTGGCTCTGTTAGGCGAGTTTGGATGAATAGCGTCCTTGTTTACAATTCTGAAACCAATGACGAAAAAAGCCTAAAATTTATTGAACATACAACTATTTATACTGGCAATCAAACTACACCATCGTCAGTAATTCAGTCAAAAGAATCTAATCCAGTACCTGCTTTTACTGGAATGTCTTTTTTAGTTTTTAATAATTATCCGATTGCTAATTACGACGGCACTGGATTTCCTACTATTGATATTGAAGTGATTGGAGAAAGTGGAAACAATCCAAAAATAAAAGATATTTTGAAAACTATTTGTAAATTAGCTGGTAGAACAGACGATCAAATTGACGTAACTGATATTCCTAATGATTACCAAATTCAAGGATTTGATTTATTGTTTGATGGGACATCTTTTGCTGATCAGTTAGAAGAACTTATGAGAGCTTTTTTTATTGTGACAGGGGAGCCAAAAGATAAAATCATTTTTAAAAGACAAGAACAATCATCTGATCCTATTTTTATCCCTAAAAGCTCTTTTGGGTCTAAAAAATTTGGAGAAAATCCTATTGACCTTAATGAAAAAAAACTGACTCATTTTAGAGAAACCCCTAGTGCTGTTACGGTATCTGGGCTAAATGTTTTAAAAAATTATGAAACTATTACCGCAGTAGCTAAAGACCCATCAGATACTCACACAAACGAGTTTAGTTTTCAAACTAAACTAATAGATATAGATATGTTTTTCATGAATATCGCCTCAAAAATTCTTTTTTTAGGGAAAACGCAATCAAAAACTTTTTCAAAAATGTTTTTATTACCAGCATGGGAAAATTTAAAGGTTGGGGATATAATTTTTACTGATAATAATAACAATTATCATCAAGAATTGATGCAGGTTACAAAGAAAGTAAGAGGAGTAAATTATTTAATTGAAATTGAAGCTACTCGATTTCAAGGAGTAGGATATTTACCAGATATTCCTATAGATAACGAATTTCCACCAGACAATAACATTCCTCGTCCCTACGGACGCGCTAACGCTATTCCTATTGAATGCCCAATAGTTAGTAGCCGAGATACAGACATGGGAATTTATGTGGCGATTGAAGGTAACTCTAGTTTTAACAGAGGAGCCTTATTTTATTCCGATGACAACGGCTTAAGTTATGATTTTGCTGTTGGCAATGTTGTCAACAGCGTAACTGGTACTGTATTAAGCTTCTCCCCAAATTTTAACAACGCTTCTCCTAGTTTTATTGACGATTTAAATTGGATACGAGTAAGCATAAATTCAGGGCAATTAGAGCCAGTTACCCTTGAAGCTTTTCTATCGGGCAAACAATTAGGCTGGTTCTCTACCGGAGAAATTATAGCGTTTAAAAATGCTACTATTGTGTCCAACAATCCCTTGACCTTTGATATTTCATATACAATTCGTGGAGTCAAAGGAACTGAACCAGCCATTTCTAAGCATATAATAGGGGAAAAATTTGTGCTACTAACTAATTCTTTAGTTCGATTCCCCTTAAATCTTTCTGATATTAATCGAGAATATTTATTAAAAGTAGTTCCTAATGGATTACTTGAAACTGATATAGAGAACGAGACTACTCACACAATTACTTTAGAAGGATTAAAGCCTTTCCCTTGTGCTGTAAGAGGGGAAAAAGATAACAACGATTTAATTATTACTTGGTATCGACGGACGCGGTTAGATGGTCGTTGGATCGACTATATTGATATTGCTTACGCAGCAGGAGAGTTGGACAGCTATGTAGTTAGAATTTACGATGGAAACACAATAAAACGAGAATGGTCAGTATTGTCAGCCCGAAGCGTCGTTTACACAGAGGCACAACAAATAGCCGATTGGGGGTCAGTCCAATCGGCTTACACAGTACGAGTTTTTCAAAATTCAAGCTATCCAGTGCCTTTTAAAGAATCACTGGCAACGATTATTTGATTGGAATCAAGACCATTATCGCCTGACATAGTGGGATTAGCGAGATGTAATTTTAGGGGCATAATTACAAGCTATTTCTCACAAAATTGAAGATAATGGAATATGTCGTCATATTCTTTATTCATTTTACAAACCCAAGCTTCGAGCGTAGCTATTTCGCTATAATCAAACCATTTTCCGTGTCCAGATAATTCTTTTTCACGATCTATAAATTCTGCCAGTTAAATTTTGGAAAAATGCCACGCTATTCTAACTTTTTGAGTTTTTGTTTTTCTCGACTCTTCTAATAAATTATTACGACCCATTAGCATTTTTTCATTTACCATTGTTTTACTCTTATTAATGATTGTTTGCTGATAACTGACGATTTACTATCTAGTGTTACATCCCAATATCCCATAAGGATCTCCGTCTTTCTCCATATCTATACTATTCCATCGCTGAATAATTTTTTCAGCAAAAGCCTTGGTTAGTAAAGACCCTGGGAGATAATATGATCTTCTGTAATGGGCTACTTCTGCAGCAGTTAAAATTTCAGGAGTGGTAGTCCGGAGGTTGATATAATCAGCAAATTCTTGAGCAGTCATTACCTTTTTGGAGTTAGCCATATCTGTGATGTGTGTTTTACTTACTTTTCTAATATAGATCAATTCTCTCGACAGGTGTTGGCGAAGTGTGCCAGTTTATCAAGTGTCACTATAGGTACTTTTGTATCAAATATATCTACTGTTCTTTTGTAACCAGATTGTTAATAGGGTTATCGACAATCGAAACCTTTACCCTGACTAGGTTTCAGGCTTTGTTAATGCCGTTGACGGATCATAGAGGAAAAATAAAAAGGAAGGAATAATAAACAGACTAGACAATAAGAGTGTAAAAAAAATAATATTGGGGGATAGCGTTAACAGTATCAACAAAGGATGAAACCTATATATATCAAGACTTTCATTGTTAATATCCTTATCTACAATCTATTAACGATAATAACTTAGTTCTTCTGTACTATTATCTTTTTGTAAGTTTTTTGCAAGTTTTTTCTTAAAAATGCTTGACAATTCTAGCAATTTACTATAAGATTGTACTAATCAAATTTTAGAGGAGAGATGCTTATCACCCATATCTCGGTAGATTATGGACAGAAAATCAATCTCGGTAACTTTGAGTCTGTGAATGTGAGTATAAATATTCATGGGAAACCAGAAGACGGCGAAGATGCTGATGCTTGCTATGAATTTCTTTTAAATCAAGCACAGCAAGTGGTTATGTCGAAACTTCTGGAAGTAACA